GCTCCTTTCAACAGGACTAATGTATTTAATCCCCTTACTTTAGTAAGGGGTTAAATACTATTACTTCCCCCGAGACACAGCTCTCCCCTACTACATCTTGTGGTTGTTGCCGATGACACTACATCTAGTGCATACCATATCTAGTGGTGTTTCCCCCTACTACCTTCCAATTGTCTAAGAGTTCATATCTGTTTAGAAGAAGTTAACTTAACTACATATAGGGGTATTTAATTAACGTACTACCATATCTAGTATGTATATTCTGTAACTTAGAATCATAAGACACTTCACAGTAACTATATATGTCCATACACCTACACAATACGTGTGTACCTATGTACGTATGACCCACACATGTTAATGTGCCACCCCCATGTATATATATGTAAGTAGAAAAAAATATTCTAGTAAAACGTTGTAACTAAAGGGGGTTTTGGATATAGCGGGCTATTAAAGGAAGTCCGAATAATAAAAAGTTTTCGTTAATCCTTGAGTATCTGGTTTGCGTTTCTACGTTATCGTTTGACCGATTCCAGACTTTCTGTATCCCGATTACAACTTCACTTGTAATTAATTAATGGCTTTCTATGTTTGTAATTAATGGTATGTTACCATATAATTATCATTACACAAACATTTACAAAAAGCTTAGGAAACTATGTCTAAAAAGATATGTCATGCAACAAACTGTAGAAAACGTTTAACAGCCGGTAAATCAAAATATTGCTCTACTGTATGTCAACGTAGGCAGTACATGAAAGAATATAGACATAACAAGAAACAAGAAAAACCTATTAACAGTAAGTACTCTGCACTAACCCCTATGAAGGGCAAGTACTATAACGAATATGTAGACAAAGGTCTAGCTGATTTAGTTATGAATAGCGAATTAACAGCTACTAAAGCTGCAGAAGCCCTTGGTTGCCCTATTGCAACTGTATCTAAAATGAATGCTGCTTACCAGATTGACTTACAAAACAAACTTGATGCTGAAGATTGGACTGTGCCTAAAGAAGCAGAAAACGCTTTAAAAAATTTTTCTACGTTCCGCAATAAATACTTTGCTACTGAAACTGGAGAGAAGTATGAGACAGCAGATTTTCATGAAAACTGGATAAATAAGATACTTAAGTCAATAGACGAGGGGGGCGAACTGTTGGTATTGTCTCCGCCACGTCATGGTAAGACAGAACTCTTAATACACTTTGCAGTTTATCAAATATGTAAAAACCCTAACACTCGTATTATGTGGGTAGGTGGTAATGAGGATATTGCAAAGAATGCTGTATCTGCAGTACTTGACCAACTAGAGAGTAATGAACGATTACAAGAAGATTTTTGTGAACCGGGCAAGTCTTTTAAACCAGACAATAGGTCAGGTAAGATGTGGGCATCTAATCAGTTTACAGTAGGAACAAGAACAGTACCGGGTATTAAATCACCTACTATGGTTGCAGTTGGTAAAGGTGGTAAAATATTATCACGTGACTGTGACTTAATTATTGCTGACGACATTGAAGACCACCAAACTACAATGCAACCCGGTGCAAGAGAAAATACAAGACAATGGTGGACTACAACATTATCAAGTCGTAAAGAGGAACACACAGCTGTAGTTGTTATTGGTTCAAGACAGCACCCTGATGACTTATATCATCATTTATTAAATAACGAAAGTTTTGAAAGTATTGTTGAAACAGCACACGATTTAACTTGTCAACTACCTGAAGGTTCAGATGAAGAACATATTGACTGTATGCTGTGGGCAGGCAAACGTACACATAAATGGTTAATGTCACGTTTACGTGCTGCAGAAACAACTGGTGGTAAACAGATATTTGAAATGGTTTACTTTAATCAATCTTATGTTGAAGGCACACAAATATTTAGTCCTGATGCTATTGATAGTTGTAAGAGAGATGATTTAATAGTAGGACAATTACCTAAACAATTACAACTTGTTGCAGGGCTTGACCCATCTAGTTCTGGTTATCAAGCTGCGTTTTTATGGGGTATTGATACTTGGAACTCAGAATTATATTGTATTGACATAGATAATCAAAAAGGTGGTGGTGTAAGAGCTGCTGCACAAATTATATCTGATTGGTACCACAAGTATGATGTAGCACATTGGATTATTGAAGAAAACGGTTTTCAAACTGCGATACGTCAAGACGAAACAATAAAAGAGTTTGTACTTAGAACAGGAATATTACTACAGGGACATGTAACAGGTAAAAATAAACATGACCCACTATATGGTGTAGGTGGTATGGCAGAATTGTTTGAAGCAAATAAAATACATTTACCCTATGGCAATTCTGAAAGTCAAGCTAAAATAGAAAGTTATAAAAGACAGTTAGTATATTTTGATGGAAAACCTGTTTCTAGTAGGAACAAACATAAAACTGATATAGTTATGTCTAGTTGGTTTCCAATGAAAGTATTTAGACGAGCGCAAAAAGAACACTTAGCAGAAGTGGGAATGGAATACAAACCAAGTTTTAGTGGTTATAATGTTACTGATATGAATGAAGCACCATGGCGATAGATTTAAATAAAAAAACAGCACAGGAAGTTATTGACGCAGCACAAGAATTAGTTGCAGGAACTCCTTCTGATTCAAGACAAATAAATAAATATAGAATTAAAGCTATTTTAAATGGTGGTGCAGATGGCATTAAAGCATTACTAGGTAACACAATGGATACGGCAGATGCAGATTTATTACCTGCACCAAACTTATTACAATCAGGTATTGATAGGTTAGCTCAAAAAATATCAGGTGTACCAAATATTCGTGTAGATTTAATGAACAATAACGATAGTGACCGTGCAAGAAAACGTGCAGAAAAGTTAGAAAGAATTGTTTCTTCTTATGATGAAAAGCAAAGACTTAACTTACAATTAGCACAAGCTGCAAGATGGTTACCGGGTTATGGTTATTGTGCATGGATTATTACACACAAAAAAGATAAGAATGGTCACATATACCCAACAGCAGAGTTAAGAGACCCTTATGATACATTTCCGGGTAACTTTGGTCCAGACCAAAAACCACAGGAGTTAGCTGTATTAAGAAGTGTACCTAGATGGAAACTAGCTCAAATATATCCCGAATATAAAAATGTAATTATGAAACCTAACGAAAAGAAACAATCAGGTAGTGTAGGAAATCAAAGTACATCAATGATTGGATATGACAGAGGTAATGTACAACAATCAGATTGGGAAGATAATACAGGACAAGGTGTAAGCATAATTGAATATTATGATATTACAGGTACCTATGTTGTGTATCCAGAAACTAGACAACTATTTGACTTTATACCTAATCCATTAAGCACAGTTCCTTTTGTGTTTATGAAAAGATTTTCTTTTGATGAGCTTAAAGGTCAGTATGACCACACTATAGGACTTATGTCTATGATGGCAAAAATAAATATTATGTCTGCTATCGCAATGGAAGATGCAGTTTTTACTGAAACAAACATTTCAGGTGAGTTAGAAAGTGGTGGTTATCGTAAAGGTAGATTTGCTATTAACTATTTATCACCGGGTACACAAGTTTCTAAACCATCAAACAATATTCCTTATCAGCTATTTCAACAAGTAGATAGATTAGAAAGACAGTTACGACTTGTAGGTGGTTACCCAGTAACCGATGATGCCCAGTCGCCTGCAAGCGTAGCTACAGGAGCAGGTTTAGCAGAATTAAATAGTTCTATGTCATTAATGATTAATGAGTACAGAGAAATAATTAAAGTTGGTATTGCAGAAATGGATAGCAAGAGACTAGAGCTAGATGAAATTTTAAGTATAGAAACAGGTATACAAAGTAAACCAATGGCAGGTTTCTTTAACGGTACATCTTTTTCAGAAAACTATAAACCATTAAGCGATATTGGTGGTGACCATAGAACAAGACGTATTTATGGTGTTATGGCAGGATTTGATGAACCGCAAAAAATTGTAACTGGATTGCAGTTGCTACAAGCAGGTGTTATAGATACAGAAACTTTACAAGATAATATTGATGGTCTTGAAAATGTTGGCAAAGTACAAGAACGTATTAGAAAAAATAAAGCTGAAAATGTTTTATTTGATAGTGTACTTGCTAGGTCTGCAGAAGGTGACGCACAAGCTACACAAGCAGTTATTGCTATATATGAACAACCAAATTCTATGACAGAAATACTTAAAATGTTTTACACACCAGAAGAACCTCAGATGAGTGCTGAACAAATGGCTATGATACAACAACAACAAATGATGCAAGAGCCACAAGGACCTCCACCAGATATGGCTGCAGCTTTTGGATTAGCGTAATGAATGAAGAATTTGTAGAAGCAGAGTTTTGGAGTATTGTAAATAATGAATATGGAGATACACAAGTAGTATCTTTTGAACAAGCATACGAAATAATAAATCCCTATCCGGGAATTTATGTTGTAATAATGGAGGAATATGGCGAAGAAAAGAGCTAGAGGTGGATATAGACAACCTAAAAACCCTGCTGCAGTAAGTGGTCCAGGTTCATTATCACAAAGAACAGATGGTGGTGCAGGTAGTAGTAGTCAACCTATAAGAAGAATACCGGGTGTTGCATATGGAGAACAAAAAGCTTTATCAGCACAACAATCTGCTGCACCTTTACCAGTAGCTAATCAAGGTCAAACTCCTGTTAGAAGTACACAAGGTGCAGCACCAAATGTATTTGCTGCAACTGAGTTTCCTAATCAACCAATAACTGAAGGTGCTATGTTAGGTGCGGGTTCACCTCCTATGCAAGCTATAGACGAAGATGCAAATATGTTACTTGCTGCAATGTATCAGGTAATGCCAAATTCAATTATATCGGAGTTAATAAACCAAGGTAGCGAATAGTGTTCTTTCCCGACCCAATATTTGAACAATCGCAAGTAGCTAATAACGTAGCTAGAAATAATAAGTTTAAAAACTTAAAACAAAATCTTAGTGATGTTGACCCACAAAATCTTATTGCATTTACTAAGAAGTTTCCTAATGCACCACAAAGTTTGCTTATTGGTTTTACACAAGTAGGTGCAGACCCTAATTCAACTGCAGTAGAAGAAATAGTAGATAGATATTCTATATCACAATCTGAACAAGCAGCAAAACAATGGGAGTTAGCTTCTACAGATGGACAAGGCAATTCTTTAATGCCTGAACATCAAGATATGACATTAAACCTTGCAAAAGTATTTAAAGGAGATGCACAGTTAGGTGTCTGGGCTTTACTTGGTTTTGAAAGCATGGGTGAAAAAATTATTAAAATAAATCGTCAACTTAAATATGTTGCTGATTTGCATGCGTACGACAGTATGTTAGAAAGCGGTATGTTACCTACTGAAGCTCAAGAAAGTTTAGCTATGTATGTAAGTAATACACAAGTACCTGATATTGGTAAAGATAAAGGTACATGGGGTGAACTTAAAGAGTATGTTGAAATGTGGAGTGAAAGTAACAAACTTGCAGGAGAAACTGCATTTAGTGCTGCATTTAGAGAAGCATGGAATGGTAACCCAGTTAACTTTGATAGAAACAGAAAATTTATATTTGAAAGTTTAATAGCAGAAGATGATATACGTTATCAAAGATTACTTGATATGGGTATATCAGAAAATGAAGCTAGAAAAATATATTATGATAATGTAGGTACACCTATTAAGGCAAATGAAGCATTAGGTATGCAAGAGTATACAAGTCTATCTAGCCCTAATAGAATACAATTTTTTGAGGGTAGGAAATCTAATTATGCTCCCGGAAATAATATTAACGATATGTTTAGTATTTCTAATTGGTGGAGACAAAAACAAGGATTAGATACTGGGGTATTACAACCCTTTTCACCGGGTAGACAAATTGCTTATAATGTAACTCCTAGTGGTACAACTGCAGCAAATACATTATCAGGTTTAATTGATGGTGGTATAAGATTAATTGCAGATGTGCCTTTATCTAAAGGAATATCAAGCATAAATAAATTAAAAAATGCTTCTATTTCTGTAGACAAATTACTAGATGCAGGTAAAGCTGCAAAAGTAGATAATTATTTAAACGCTTTTAACAAAACTGTTAATGATTTAGAAGATTATGTAGACCCGTTTTCTGATAAAAAACCATTAATAAGTGGAAAAAACGGACAACTTATTAGAAAGTTTAAAGGTCCTGAAGGTAGAGAATATGCTGCAGGTAGAAAACTTTATAAACAAGCAGGTGTAATTAGTGGTACTAGAAAATCTTTGTTTAGAAATACATCACAAGATTTAATGAACTCACCATTTGGTAGAAAAATAACTAGAGCATTAACCGAAGAAAATAATGTTGCTAAGTTAATGACTACACCGGGACTTGACAATTTAGATTACACAGTAGCTAAACAAATAGCAGACAGTAGAGACTACTTAACAACTAGACAAATACTAGATAATTTATTTGATACAGGAATAATTAATCAATTACCCGGCAAACAATCCGGACTAACTAATGCTGTACTTAGAACTTCTGCTCTTAAAGGTAAAGAATTACTTGATAGTCAAAATGTTCTTAAACAAACAGTAGGCAAAGGTTTATCTGCTATAGGTAGAGAAGATGCTGCATTTAGAAGTGTTGGGTCTTATCTTGGTGGCGGTGTTAAACAAGGTATAAACGTACTAAAAGGAAAACCTGTAGAAGGAGATGCTTTTGCACAATTAATGGGATTTAGTGCAAATATGCGTTCAGGTTATAAACCATATATGAACAAAATACTTAGTGTAACTCCTGAAGAAGGATTGTCATTTACAAATAGAGATAGCGCTGTAAGAAACCTTGTATCACACATGCAAGTTACTGGATACAGTTATGATGCTATGAAACCTATAGTTGATGAGTTAATAGATATAGCTGATGGAGATTTTGAAGCTATACAAAACTTTGCATATCAACAAATACTTAGAGATGAATTTATTATGCAACAAACTGGTAAAAATATTGCTACACAAAGAATTGCCAAAAAAATATTTGAAAGTAATGCAGACATTAGGAAATATTTTATTGACAGTTTAACTGGTGAAAATATGCCATTTGTTGGTGATGTAATGGAAACTATTGTACAACGTGGTCCAGACGGTGAGGAAATAAATATGGTTGTACCTTCATTACATTTATTAGCTGAATCATCAGAATTAATGGCACCATTAGTAGATTACAGATTAATAAATAGAGCATTAGGTAAAGTATTTACAACATACGGTGACGAGTTTGAAGGTGGATTAAGAGCTAATTTAAAACATACCGGTAAAAATATGGTTAAAGCATTTAAAGGTGGAGAAGATTTTACAGGCATTATTCCAAGTAAAAATTTAACAGATGATGCTTACACTTTGACATTAGATTATATGACACGAAATGTATTTAAACCGTTAGTGCTACTTAGAGGTGCTTGGTTTATTCGTGTTTTCTTAGAAGAAAGTATGAGAATGGCTGCAGCAGGTCTTGACAATATGTTTATAAATCCTGCTAGTCATTTAGTTTGGGCTAGGTCACATGGTCAAGCAGGCAAATTATCTAAAAAGTTTTTAGGTGAAAGTGCCGGTGGTGTTGATAGTGCAAAAATTAGAGAAAGCTTAGAGTATAAAGACGTTACTAATAGTGTTTGGTCAGCAGGTGCATTAAAAGGTAGACCTACTAGAGGTTCTAGTATGGGTAGAGATTTTATTGAAATTAGACGTGGAGAAGATGGATACGTTAATGGTATTGCTACAGAATTAATACAATTACGTAATGACCCTATAGCTAGATACTTAGCTGCTAATGGATTTAATGACGCATCTAAAGCTTGGTTTAGAAGCGCAGAAGCGTTACCACTTAGAAAAGAATTAGCAAGATTAGGCGGTAAGAAAATGGAAGGTATTGTTTCTAACGCTCGTGATGCTGATGCTTATTTAGCTTCTGTAGAAGCACGTATAAGAATAAAAACTGGTGAACAATTAATTGAAGGTAAAAACTACATAGCAGGAGATAAGTACAGTTATAAATTTGGTACATTTGGTGGAGAACAAAGATTAAGAGATGCTATTGCTACTGGTAAATTAGAGTTACCTAGAGGTAAAAAATTAGATAAAGCAAACGTTATAAACTTTATTCCTGATGTCACAAAAGAATATAATAAAAAACATTTAGAAACAATTTACAAAGGGTTGTCATATTATGTTGATGAAGGTTTAGATTTTGGTTTAGTAAAAGGTTCAAGACCACAACAAAATGTAAGTGGCTTTTTAGGTAAACTAGAAAACAAATTAGATACTATGACTGATATAGCTTTTAAACATCTTATGACTAAACCTAATGCTTATTTATCTAGGTCTGTTACTTGGAAACAATATAGATGGCAATGGATTAATGATAATTTTATGGACATGTCACCTGAACTACAAAAGAAATTTGTTAAAGAAGCTCAAGAAGCTAAGATACCTAAAAAAGTTATTGATGAAATGCGTGGTCAAAAAGGTGTAGCTACAAGTAAAATAGACGACTACGACTTAGCTAATACACAAAGCAGGGCTTATGGATTAGCTGCTACTAAACAATTATTATATGACGCATCTAAAAAACATTTAATATCTGATATTACAAGAAACATATTTCCCTTCCCTGAAGTATGGTTTGAGTTAGCACAGACTTGGAGCAAAATATTAATAGCTAACCCTTATAGAGCTAGACAAGCACAACTATTTACTACTGGTGCTAAAGGTTCTAACGTCAATGAATACACAGGAGAAGGTTTCTTTGCACCAGACCCTAATGGTTCAGGTTCGGAAATGTTTGTTTATCCGGGTATGGACTTTATGAGTAATGCTATATTCGGTAAAGATAGTGGTGTAAAAGTAGCGCCACAAGGTTTTGTTCAGGGTATAAACTTATTGGGTCAAGGATTTGTTCCGGGTCCATTACCTTATGTAGGTGTTCTTGCAGATAAAGTATTACCAAGACATGGACTAGGTAAAGATATTAGAGGTTTATTATATGGTGAGTTTGGACCACCAAAATTAGGAGATGTTGTACCAACACCTGCATGGTTAGATAAAATACTATCTGCAGTAGGTGTAGGAGAAGATAGACAACAATTAAGAGCATCTACAACTATAGACGTATATAGATATGGTAAAGCTGTTGGTAGAGATAAATCTTTAGCAGAACAAGGAAAACTAGATAAGTACTTAAATAAAGGTATGAGTTTAGACGATGCTTACATGGCATATTCAAAACGTCAAGCATCACAACTTTATTTGTTTAGAGGATTATCACAGTTCTTTTTACCTACTGGTTGGACACCAAGATACTACATTGAAGATAAAAATGGTAAGTATTGGGGTGCGCAGATACTAGCTAATGAATATAGAGAGTTAGTTGACAAAAACGATAATAACCAAATTGCTGCTGCTAATGAGTTTTTAAGAACATATGGCATGGAACATGGTTGGTTAACTGCACCTAAAACACAATCTAAAGTAGGAAAACAATCGTTTACAGACAGAGTATTAGAATTTCAATCTAAAAATAAAGAATTACTTGAAACATTAGAATTGTCTAAATGGTATGCCTTACCTGATAGTCCCTATGATGAACGTAATTATGCAAACATGTATGATGCTTTTAACAAAGGAGATAGAGTAACACTATCGCCTGAAGAGTATCAAAGACAAGTAAACGATACACGTGGTTATTTTCAATACTCAGCGTTTAAAGAACAAGTAGAAGCTATGGGCTTATCTTCTGCAGATGAAGTACAAGTATTAAGAGTGTACAGAAATTATTTAATTGAACAACTACCGGGCTTTCAAAGAGATTATGGAACAATTAATCCGGTTAAAGCAAGAGATGTTTTAGAGGAAATGCAAGCAGAATGGACTACAAATGAGCTAGTATTAAAACTAGAGTCTGGAAAAGCATTTGCTGAGTTTAACCCTATATGGGAAGAAGCAGGTAAAATTTCAGAAAGTTATGGTTTTAGTGATAGTTGGTGGCTAACGAGTTCTGCACCAGAAGCAAAAGCATTGAGATTAGGAGTAGCCCAAATCGCTAGAAATATAACAAAAGAATATCCGGATTTTAAATATATATGGATAGGAGTTTACAGTAGACTGTTCAGAGACGATACTGAACTTATAGGAATATTTAACTAATGGAAGAATTAATACAAAAACAATTTGGAGTTTCTGTACAAGAATTTAGGGACACATACATGAAAGTAGTCCCTGCATATTATTCTCGTATAATAAATGCTATTGATGCAAATGATGTTGATATGTTGCAACCTATATTAGATGAAATAAATATGGTACAAGATACATCAGGTGTACCAGAAGTAGAACAATTTGAAAATGCTAGTACCGTGGAAGAAACAATTCAAAGTGGTGTATCGGAAGCATTAAAAAATGCAGGTATATCTGTTGGAGCTTCAAGACAAATATATACTAAAAACGCAGAAGGTAAATACGTTTTAACAATGTTACCTAGCAACTTTGGCAATGGCTTTACATCTTTATTTAATATAAGTCAACAACCAGAATTGTTAGCAGAATTACAAGATAGTTTTGTAAAAAATGGTTTAGTAGATGCAGAATATTTTGATGATGAAGAAGTATTTGGAGAAAAAACACAAGCTGTTTTATCTGCTGTTATGGAGTATGCAGACAATACAATTTTTATTGAACAAGATAGTGAAGAAGGTCAAGCATTAATTAAAGACCATGGTTCTACATATGGTTTCTTAGAAGGAGACCCTGAGAATGTAGCATTCAGTATGGCTGTATTAGACCTAGCTGTAGAAGGTCTGTCTCAAAGTGTTAAAGCACAAAAAGATTTACAAGAAAAATTAGAAGATGAACAAGCTAGACAAGTACTTGCATCAAAATATGATGTACCTACTGATTTAGAAATGGAAGAAACTATTGATGAAGTTTTTCAAAGTATTGTACCTAGAGAAGCCACAGAAGCAGAAAAAGCTAGATACAGTACAAGACTTGCACAATTATATTCACCTAAATTTAAACAATTAGAAGCTTTAGAAAAAGCAATTAGAACTAATAATATATTTCAAACAGTAGATGTTACTAAAGAGTTTGAAGGTAGAATGGTAACTGGACAAGAAGAACAATTAAAAACAGATATTTTTCAAATTACAGACCCTGAAAGCGTTATAAAATCAGAAATAAAAGAAGATTTAAGTGCTGAAGCTAGTGCAATAGAACAAGCTAATGCAGCTAGAAGACAACAGTCATCACTTATTGCAGCTATGTTAGGACAGATATAATGGAAAATACACCATTTGATGAACACATGGCAGGTACAACTGATGCTGAAATAGCAGAATGGTATGGAGAAAAGTACGGTAAAGATTACATTACTGATACTAAAACCATGACACCTGCACAAATAGATGACATTAAAACACAGTTTAAAACAGATGTAGCACAATCTTTTTTAGATGATACAGATGAAGTTGCATTGTCTGCTAGAGAATGGCTTAATGAAAACACATCAAGAGGTGTAGACCCTACAGCACAAATAGATGATACTCTAACTGCATTAGCAGATAGTGATGAAGTTATACAAGCGAATAAAAATTTTGATTTAGAAAATGCTTTAACTGATGATGAAATATTTATGCGAGATGTACAACCTAAAATTGATGATTATTACGCAGATATGGCTGCAAGAGAACCTAACATTGACGATGTTAATTCTTATTATGAAAGTTTAAATCAAGCAGACCAAGAATTAATTGATGCACATTATGAAAATATGATAGATGATGCTCAAACAATTAAGGTAAATGATGTACCAGTTACTGGTAAAGTAATAAAACAAACTATTAAAAATAGATTAAAAAAACTAGCAATAGGTGGTGTTGATGCTTTAGACATATATGAACTAGGTTTAATTGGTATAGCATTAGTAGAACCTGCTGTACAAAAAGCATTAAATCCTATAATGCCAATGATAATTCCCGGCTTCAAAGGTAAATTAGATAGTAAAACATACGGTCAACAAGTAATAGAAAACTTACAAACAACTGCAAAGATTTCACCTACTGCAAAAGTTGCAGAAAAATTTAGTAAAATGCCAAAACAAGGAGAATACAACTCCTATAGTTGGGTAGGAAAGATGTTAGATAGATGAGTGAAATAACTTGGGGTCCTAAAGGTACACAAATAATTGTTATTGAAGGTGCTAAATCAGATGAAGAAGGTAACTTAGTAGAGGGTAGCCGTATGGATACTGCATACTTTTTAGGGTATGAGGATACTAATGGGACATTCTTTTTGTGGTCAGTACCAGAACAAGAACTATCTGTAGTTACAGACTTAGATGATACACTACAAAGAGGAGCATTAAAACAAGAAGTACTTAATACATTACCTAGTAGAAAAGTACCATTGACTACATTTAATAGTTTAAGTATTAACAATCAAATAGTTTCTGCAGGTAATTACGCAGAGCTTAAATCTGATTTAACTAATCTTAATCCAATACAAGGGTTTTTAAAAGATATGCAAACTATTGCAGATGAATTGTACTGGTGGAAAGATAGTAACTATTTAAATATGGTACAAGAAAACTACGCTGAAACAGGTAGCTATGAACTTAATGCTGCACAAATGGCAGAGTTTTTACAAAAGTATGACATGTCAGAAGCAGAATACAATTCTGCTATTACTAGAGCTACAGATAAAAAAGGTTATGAATCTACTAAACAAACATACTACAACTCTATTGTTGACCAAGTAACAAAACTTGGTGGTGAAATATCTGAACAAGGTATGATGTATCTAGCTACACAATGGGCTAATGGTTTATATAACACAACTAGAGTTACGCAAGAGATTATTGGTTTACTAGACCCATTTTCTAACTTACCTGTATCAGAGGGATTTAAAACTGCTGCAGGAGATACTACACCTATACAAACTGGTAAAACTAAAGTACAAGAATTATTAAACAAATGGCTACCTAAACACATGCACAATGAATTTAACATTGAACAAATAGCAGGTGATATAAGAAATAAAGGTGGATATGAAGCACAATTTATTGAAGACCTTAAAGATAAAAGATTTGCTCAATATGGTATGTATGATAGAGATATTGCTTGGAATAACATTGTGAGTACATATGTGTCACAAGCTAGTGACATATGGGGTGTACAAGCTATGGAAGATGACCCAGTAATACTTGATGCAGTACAAAGAAATAATCAAACAGTATCAAGAGAAGAACTTAAGAAAATTGGTTTAGAACGAGGATATCAAAAGACTGTGACAGATTTTGCAAGTAGTATAGCTGATGCTTTTGGTACAGGCGTAGTTAAATCTGCAGGATACTTGGAGGGATAATGGTAAAAGTATATAGAAAAGATTTAGTTGGTTTTTATGACGTTACACCAGAACGTGCTAAAGAATTAGAAGGTGCAGGTTATTCTACTAATCCAAATGTTGCAGCAGATGCACAACAACAAAGTGGAACAAGTACACCAAATACAGACGCAGCTATGGCAGTTGCAAGAAGTTTATTTAGTTTTTTTCCTGAAGCTGTATTAAAAGATTATGCTAATGCTTGGATTAAATTTGATGACCCACAATTAGCACTTGCTGAAACAAGAACAAAACCTGCATGGCAAAAACAATTTGGATTTTTACAAAGAGATGATGGTAGTTTAATTATGTCTGAAGCTGAAATGTTATCTACTAAAGCTAGTTATGCAGAAACCTTAAGAGAAGTAGATATAACAGATATTAGTCAATTTGAAAATAAATTTAATGATTTAATTACTGGTGAAGTTTCTGCGGCAGAGTTTCAACAAAGAGTAGACCTTGTATACAATCAAGTAGTAGACCAAATACCAGAAGTAGAACGTTTATATAGAGAACGATATGGTATTGAATTAGACCAACCTACTATATTTGGTGCATTACTTGACCCTGATATATCAGATAAAGTACTTAAAGGTGATATACAAACTTTACAACTACAAGCACAAGCAAGTATTAGAGGGTTTACACAATCTTTTGCTAGGGCAGAAGAACTAAGAAAACAAGGATTTACTGCACAACAAGCAGCACAAGTATATGAACAGGCAACTGGATTTATAAAAGCTGCTCAAACTGTTGGTAGAGAATTAGAATTAGAAACACTAGAAGAAGCAGCACTCGGTGACATAAGTTCACAACAAAGATTGCAAAGAATATCAGCAGAAATACAATCTGTAGGTGGTGTACAACTAGGAGCAGCACAAACACAAACTGGTGAAATAGTTGGACTTATAGAAGATTAGTGTATACTAATGTGTATAGCGTTGCGTGGTCCGCTTAAAGACCTGCAATCAGATTTTGGTCCTACGTCAAAATCTTGTACTTAAATTCGTAGAGTAAGGACTTTAGCTAGAGCTACAGTAACTAAAGTCAAGTGTGGTCTGTAGTCCCACGTTAGACATCCACAGGGTCTAACTGCAAGGGTAATGCTGTGAGGAGGTACGAAATGACAGAAAACTATACAGATGCAGGCGAAGAAACTATTAATGAATCTTCCGGAGCTAAACAAATGCGTCAGAAAATTAAATCGCAAGAAGAAGAAAATGCAGATTTAAAAGCTAAGTTAGCAATGTATGAGCAGGAGAAATTAGAAACTGCTGTAACAGGAATTGGCTTAGACCCTAACGCAGGGTTTGGTAAAGCATTAAAGCAAGTGTATAAAGGAGATGTCACACAAGACGCTCTTTTAGATTTTGCAAAGCAAGAGTATGGCTATGAACCAACAGGTGTTTCAGAACAGGATGCACCACAACCAGTTCAGGAAGCTGTAATTCAAAGTGATGCACGAGCTAGAGTAGAAGCACTTGAAAATAGTTCACAATCAGTTGTACCCAAAGATGCTTCAGAAGTTTTACAAAGAGTTGCAGAAAGCGGTAATACTAAAGACAGTATTAGAGCAAAACTCAACATAATGGAAGCTCAGAAGAATCTATAAAATTTAGTATAAGTACGAGTAATTATGTAGGAGGTAATTATGGCAGCTATAGGCAGCCCTAATCCAATCTCAGCAAGTGAGATAAATAACTTTACAGGCGAGTTGTTTAAAGTCACACCACATAGAACTCCATTATTATCAGCATCCGGAGGACTTACCGGAGGAAAAGCTATTAATAGCACATTCTTCCAGTTCCAAACGATTGATAATGCTGTAGTATCTTCAGTTACACCGGGAACAGAAGGTGGCGCACCTAACTATAATGGTCGTTCACGTTCTGCTATCCAAGGTGTACTTGAGATATTTCATGAAGCAGTTCAGTTAACCTTTACTGCTCAAGCAGCTTATGGAGAGATTGTGCCGTTTGACTTGGCAGCTAACTATAAGAACAGTATTGACAAGTTAGCATTAGAGGGTACTAACCCTATTAATGATGAAATGGCTGAACAACTTCAGCTAGTTCTTGAACTTGTTGCAAAAAAAGCAGAGTTCCAAGCTTTTAATGGTACTTTTGCAGACGGAACCGCAGCTAGTAGGCAAATGAGGGGCTTAGATGCTCATTGTAACCTTACTGGTGGCAACGTTTATTTTAACGATTCTGTTGGTGATGGTTCCGGTACAGACCAAAAAATACATTGGGACACAGTAGCAGGTGCTATGAAGAAACTATATGATGCAGGCGCTCCAATGAGAGAACCAGTATTATTTGTTTCTCCTGCAATGTTGTTGGACCTTAACAAAGAACTTGTTAACCCAACAGTATCAGGTGCTTTAACAGGCGGTATTCTACCTAGAGACAGAAATGTCGGAGGTGTTGACATTGACACTATCGTAACTCCATTTGGAGCTATGGGATTGGCTTTGTCTGACTACTTACCTGCTAACAAAGCATTTATTGTAGATATGGCATATGTTGCACCTATCTTCTTGAACATTCCGGGCAAGGGAACAGTCTTCATAAGAGACTTAGACCAAGCCGACAATGCAAGAATGGGTAAAGCAGTTTACATGGAAATGGGATTTGACTTCGGTCCTCCACAATACCATTGTGAAATTGCCGACATTGCTTAATAGATAAGTATTGAACTTTATGGGGGAATCCACCTTCCCCCTAAAGTTCTGCTAAAGTAGGAGATTATGAGTTTAAGTAAATCAATAGCTAAAAGTGTAACAATAGATGTATCTGCAGATGCTAACAATTCATCAGGTATAAGTACTGATGGAATGTTATTAGCAGGAATTATTTTTCCTGCAACAATGACAGGTTCAGCATTAACCCTTGATTTTTCTTTAGATGGAAATACATGGTACGATGTTGTAGAAACAGACGGTACTGAAGTATCTTATACAATTACTGCAGGTGATGCAGTTAGAGTTGACCCTAGTGGTTGGGCTTTTGCATCATCAGGTTTTGTCAGAGTAACATCAGGAAGCACAGAAGCTGCAGATAGAATAATAACATTAATATTTAGAGCTGCTTAAGAGGTATACATGAGTACCACAATAGGAGACCTAGTTGATAGGGTTTATAGAGAATACCTAGAATCACCCGATGACTTAGTAAGTTATTCATATTTAACAGGCGGTATAGATAGTACTGCTACAACACTTGCATACGATGATGGTTTATTTTCTAGTGAAGAAGAAGACGCATTAGGTGCAGGTACCGTTATAGAAATTGACCAAGAGTTAATGTATACAACTGCATTAAATGTAGTTAATAACGAAATAACAGTTAGAAGGGGTGCAAGAGGTACTACAGCAGCTGCACACTCAGCTAATGCAATTATTAAAGTATCACCTACATTTACAAGAAAAGCTGTGTATGACGCAGTAGTAGACCAAATTGAAAATTTATATCCAACTTTATTTGCTGTAGAAACACAATCAATTACTGCTAAATCAGGAATAAATATTTTAAATGGAGCAACAGATAATTATTTAGTTACTCCTATAAAAGCTATATCTCAGTATACAGATTATGATGTAGGGCAAGATGAAACAGGTTCACAGTTTAGAGGTGTATCTGTAGAATTAGTACAATTACCTAATCCATTTACCTATACAAATGATGCAGGTGCATCTGTAACAGTTACCTATACAAATGGACCAAGTGTTGTACACGCATTACAAAACTATGGCATTACTTCAGGTAAAACTATTTATGTTACTTTTAAAAAGAAATTTGTTGAACCAACAGATGAAGATACAACGTTAGTTGCTGTAGGTTTAGAAAATGAATACGAAGCTATTATTATGGCAGGTGTTGCTGCACAAATGGTTGCAGGCAAAGACATTAGTACATTAGATGCTAAATATCTTACAGACCAAATAGCTGTACAAAATGCTCCGATAGGTAGTTCTAATCAAATTAGAAATAGCTTATTACAATATCAACAGTTATTAATACAACAAGCAAGAAAAGATTTAAGAGCTAGATACCCAGAACCAGTATCTATGAACAATATTAACTATCCGAGTGTGTAATGCCTAGAGTAGCAACTACTTCTATAGTTAGTAAACCTAAACAATATGGATACGATATACAATTAGATAATATTTATTTACGTACAGCTGTAGGTCCTGGTCGTGAAATGACTATACAATCATCTGACGTACAATCAGGTCAACAAGTTAATGTTAAACAGAATCCTGAAGATTTTACATCTAACTTAGGTCGTATATATTCAAGAAATAAATTTGATGCAGGTCAAGGATTAGATACCGCACATAGAAGTGATGGTAAACCAGATGATGTAAATAGATTTTGGG